GAACCAATCACGTTTGCTGTCAGATATCCCAAGCTTCTACAAATTGTGGAAAGATTACGGGGAAAGACAGGACGAGATGGTGGCGCAAACCCAGACCCTTTTAACCGCGTACATGAAAGAGTTGTTCCCCACTGTTACTGTCACAGTTGTGGCAGAAGCTATTGACGGAAGCATCTCTATGTACCGCCTCAAAGTTAACTGTCGTGTGGACTACAACGGTACAAGTTACAACTTGGCTGAAGTCGTTGCTGTGCGACCCGACGCTTTCACTCTTCTTGATAAACACAGGTTAGGATAATGACCAGAGACGAATTTGAGGGAATGACCCCTGAACACCAAGCCAAGATCCGTAGCAGCTTTGATTTCCTGGATAAGTTAGATGTTACCAACATTGGCGGCACTGACTTCTTGACCAAAGACGGTATTCCGCTGAATGCCCTGCGTCAGGTAAAGGAAAGTGATTTTGTTAGAGAGTGGCTGGTTCCGTTTGCGCTGAACAACACAGCGTCTAACAACAACTACTTCAACTTCCCTAAGTGGGGTGAGCTGAGCAACCAACACACCATGTGCGTGATGATCGTGGATGACAATGATCCCAACGAACATCTGTTTGTGGTTAAGCCGCTGGCCAGCTATGAAATGTCGCCGCAAGAACGTGAAGTCATGCGTCAGACAACGGCTGCACTGCAAACCAGTATTCAAACCACCCTGGATGGTCAGACTCCGGAACTTTCTTCTGACCGCATTGTTGATACGGCGAAACAGTACATCACTCAGGATTACAATACACCAATCCATGAGCTGGTGCCTGAAGCGTTTTATCACAAGCACGGTTTGTATTTGAAAGCCATGCGCGAATCAGTGTGGGTGCGTGATATCTTCCTGAAGGGCAACATGACCCGCGAAGATTTCTCCCGCTTCCTGGAAGTCCGTACCAAAGAAGAGCGCGATGGTTGTGCGACCCGTGAAGACTACGAGTTCGTTAAAAGCATTGTCCCGCACTTCGAAATTCCTGAAGATCTGCTGGCGCAAAACGGGGATAAGAAGGAAGTGAAAAATAACGGTGATGACAATAATACTGTTATTGATCCCATGTCTTGTTAAGGAGCGCTGATGCGTCTGCTGTCTTGTTCTGATTTACATACTTGCCACCGACGCACACCCACTGCTCACATTTTGCGCAACATGTCTCGTTTCTTCTACACGGATGTAGATTTAAACAACGTTGATTTGATCTTGATCAGTGGAGATGTGTTTGATCGGTTTGTCGACAATGACAACCCTGATTTCCTGTTGACCCTGGAGTGGTTCAAACAGTTCTTTGTTAAATGTAAAGAACACAACGTGATTGTGCGGTTTACTGAAGGCACGACCTTGCACGATTGGGGTCAGCCTCGCCACATTATGTTTTCCGTTGAGGAAGGCACGAATGTCAAGTACTTTGATGAGATCACTATCGAAACCATTGAAGAACTCAACAACCTCACGATCATGTATGTACCGGACAATATGTCTGACAAAACCCCGGATGAAATCTGGGAACGTGCATTGCAGGTATTGACTGCTGCACAGTTGGACAAGGTTGATCTGATTGCTTTCCATGGTGGGTTCTACTGGCAGCTTCCAGAAAAAGCGCGTAAGCATGCGCACATGGAAGACCGTTGGAAAACCATTGTGAAGTACGGGATCTTTTCAGGACACATTCATATTCCGGGTTCCTGGGAAGACATCATTTATAGTAACGGTTCATTCGACCGTATTCGTCACGGTGAAGAACACCCAAAAGGTGCGTGGATTGTTGATATCGATCAGCAGAAAGAAATAAAGTCTACGCGCTTCTGGGTTAATGAATTTGCCATGCCTTATCGCAGTATCCGTGTCAGCATCGACGACTTACCGGAATCGATTGTGCTATCCGTTAAGCAGTTGCTGCAAAGCCAGAAGTTTCCTGTGGGTTCACAGTTCCGTATTCAAGGTGGGCACAAGTCAGTAGTTAAACCCATTATCAGTTCGCTGGTAAAAGAATACCCTGACTATGGTTTCGCTGAAGACTCTGAAGATGATGAAGTCTTGGTAGAAGAAACACTCTTCCAAACCTCGGACTATAAAGGGGTGGCGGTAACACAGGAGAACGTTTTTGGTCATATCGAAAACGAGGCCATGGCAAAGCTGGCGGGTACAGACATTACGCGGGATGAGGCGTTTGACGTATTGAAGGAATTCTTATGAGAACCTTAGGTGCGTTTAATATGTCAGTGGGGACTTCAATGGCGTTGGAAAAAGATGCCATTGATGAGATCACACAGACTAATTCTTTCCTGGTTAACTTGCGTACTTTGGTGCGCAACGTTATGCAGAGTTATGCCCCTGACGATATTATTGACGTAGAAACCGTAATTAAGGATACCAAATCCGATTTAACGGAACTGGCCAAATGGTTAGCTGCGGCAGTCGGTCGTCGCAGTTTGGTATTCATTGTTTATTACCCTTCGTATAAATCGTTGCGCTCGATCTACAGCAAAGCGGATCTGGTGACCAATGAAACACGCAGGGAGAAAGCCCGTAAGAGCCAGGATATTCTTGAAAAGGTTTGTTTGAAGCTGGCACAAGAGTTTCCGCAACAGATCACCAAAACGGATACCCAGTTACCGAAGTTTGGGGGTCGTGGGCTTATCATCACACATCACGTAGTTGACCTCACAACCACACCGTCGACTACTCGATTAAAACTTTTAGAATCTCACACGGGTACAGCTAAACCGTACACGAAGTGGTATACGAAATTAACCGGAGGTAAAGACCTTTTCTACATGCCATTCAATCGACTGAGTATCCAAGTCTTTGGGGATAAAGCGGTAAACTTCTATTCTTCGTCGATGGGACTCAAGAAGTTGATTGAAGACCTTGCCATTTCTAAACAGTGGAATTCTGGCACCAGTTACTCCAAAGTCCGTTCCGACATTAACGGGCTGCCTGCGGGCATTACTAAAGCGGGTTTGAAGCTATTACTTTAAAACTGCACACCCTTTATATATGTAGACTTATAACCGAATTTTAGAAATTACAAGGATTAGATCATGTCAGATTTCCAGCGCCCGCAAAACCAGTCTCGCCCAAAAACGATGCTGAACGATTACACCCAACCACATCCTGAAACCGAACAGCCGCTGCAGGGTGCAAAGCATAACGGCGCACTGCGCTTCGAACAAAAGATCAATGGCGATATCGTCCTGCGCGTCTTCGACGGTATCTGGAGTCAGGAAAAGCGTGTTACTCGTGAAGTGATGCTGAACTACAACGAGCGTGGTGTTCTGTTCGATACCATTCGTCAAGCGGCAGACATGAGCACACCGTTCTCTTCTGCACAGCTGCCGATCAACCAGAACGCCTGGGTGCGTGGTAACGACGGTAAGAGCAAACGTACCGACGAGCCGGTGAACAGCTGTAACTTCATCATCTCTCGCGATGAGAAAGGTCGTGTCACTCTGACTTATCAGAAAGGCGACTACAGCTTCAAAACTGTATTCCGTATGGCCAACGTTGCGGCAATGCGCGTGAAGAACCCAGACGGTACTACCACTGAAGACTTCGGCATGCCGAGCCGCGCTTCTGCTCGTGCCTGGTGTAACTTCCATGAAGAACTCCTGAATGATCTGGAGTGGAAATCCTGGAAACCAAAAGGCGGTAACAACGCTAATGCAGGCGGCGGTCAGGGCGGTGGCAATAGCAACTGGCAGAACCGTGGCGGCAATAACAACGGCGGTGGTAACTCCGGTGGTAATGCAGGTGGTGGTAATGGTGGCGGTTCCATGAACGCTACCACGCAGGAATTCGATGACGATATCGAATGGTAACAGCCAGACCTAAATAAATAGGCAGCCTAGGCGGGGGAAACCCTGCCTAGCTATTTATTTTCAGACCTACATTATCTGGTTAGTATAAACGTAAATAATGGAAAGTGAGGCTTTATGTCTATCAATATCTTTACCGTCCGTAACTCCAAAAAGAACTTTGATCGGATCACAGTAGTTCTGGAGCAGGGTGAAGAAAAGCGTTCTCTGCACTTCATGGGTAAAGGATCTATTAAACTGGCAGAAGTCAAAAAGGAAGACAATGATGCCGACATGGAATTATTCACCCCACTGAACGATTACTTTGATATCGCTCTGTCGTTTGAACAGCAGAAAGAGTTGTTTGAGTTATATCAGGCGGGCGCTAAGGTTATCGAAGATGGCGAGTTCATCTCTTATGAGAAAGAGCTGCAGCGCATCGACCCAATCATCCATGCAATCTTAAACCTGGTTAAGCCGGCTAACCTCATGAACTATTTCGAGCACTCTTCGAAGTTCATGGTGATCCCAAAAGATCTCAAGACCACAACCGGTCATGGTTACTACCCGCGTGAAACCACGTTCATCGTAGAAGACTACGTGAACATTGCCAAGATGACGTTTTTAATTCGTACTACATTCCCTATTTTCTTTGGACTGCTTAGTCGTATGGAATCGTTTACGGGCACCAACTATGCGGAACTGCTGTGCGGATCATTGTTGAAGAACAATCCGATTATCACAGAAACCGTGGCGTGGAAGCGTCTGGAAAGTTATGTTCGCCACTCGTTCCTCAAGAACAGTCAGGCGGATGCATCAATCCAGGTAGGTTCGACTGAACACTCCATGGCCATGATCATGTACCGCATCATCTTTAACCGTTTGTGTGTAGCGATCATTCCGGAAACCGAAAAGGGTAAATCGATTATCAATGCGATCTCCTCTGAGGTTAAACAGTTTGAGAACAACAACAACGGCTACCGTAAGAAAGAAAGCTACGGTGACGAAGATGACAACAGTTCATTCCTGGACGAACACCAGATCACCGAAGAAGTGCCGCTGGCGAAGATTACGCAGATGGCTGAATACTTCTCCTTTGGTTTGCGTGATGAGAAAGACCAGGAACGTTTCCACAATCGTTTTATTTATCAGTGTCGCGGTTTAGGTATCAAGAACCCTGCGTTGGTCGACATGGTGTATGATCGCCTGCCAACCGTGTGGAACTTTGAATTGACCAAACCCATGCGCACACTGTTGCAGTTGGCCTTTGCCAATGAAGTTTCTGAGCGCATCTACGACCAGTGCGACTACTTACAGCTTACCGCCGCCATCTGTTTGGCACAGGTACTGTTAGCAGAACGCGGGTTTGTCTATCTGCCTTCTCTGCTGTGTGCTCAGCTGGCGCAAGACGCTGTACCATCCGGTAACTCCTTCCTGACGTTGAGCAACGATGACCGTGCTCGTCTGGGGGAACTCTGTGATGTCCAGTCCAAGAACAACGAAGGCGGTAGCTTCAATGAAGCAGCGGTCTACGTAAAAGAGTTCTTTGAGGAACTGGAAAGTAACCAATGGGAAAGTAATCTGGAGTTTGGGATTTTGGAAAATCCTGAGCTTTATAGCAAAGTCAAGAAAGGTGATATGTTCGACATTGAGATCACGGTAGAAGTCAAAGCCGAATTCATGCGCCTTATCAACGAAATTAATCAGTAAGTAACGGGGACAGTGAAAGATGAGTGAGATTCGTTTAAACCAAGTAGTGATCGGTATCGGCAACAACGTGCACGATCAGTTCCATCGCAGCAACCGTCTGGACATTGATGTTGATCTGGCAAACCGTGCAGCGCACGAACGTTTTTCTGGTGGCATTACACCCACAACTATTCAGGCGCTGGGTATTCATGGCGGTAGCTTGAGTGCGCAACATGCCGGGATGATTAACGTAGAAGGTGGCTGGAACCAACGTCGTGGTCTGGCCATGCTGCGTATGACCGTGACCCAGAACTCTCTGCAAGAAGATACCATGAGTGTACTGGGTTATCTCTCTGGCGGCGGTATGGCGATGGGTTCTACCGTTCCTGATGATGTGCTGTTCATTCCTGTTCGTAGTTGGACCATGAGTACAGCGGCAACGCAGGATGTGCAATACATGCCGACTACGTCTCGCATGGTAACGGAGACGTCACAGTTCCTGATGGCGGATCCCGAAATGATCCGTCAGTTACGCACTATCCGCCCAGTGGATTTAATCACCCACGGTTTTGGTCAGGTAGCAGCAGAGGAAGAAGACAGCAACATTCGTTACGCGGGTTCAACCAATGCAGACCTGAACCATCACGGCGTGATCGTATCCAAAAGCTCCAACCTGGATCCTATCACTAACGCAGCTACCATTATGACACATGCGGCACGTGTCTCTCGTCAACAGGTTTCTCACAATCTGCTTAGCGAGAACATGGCGTTGAGCATGGGCGGGATCAGTGAACAGGAGATCTATGAACACCCGTTCCTGTCTCTGATGATGTCTGCACTGGGTATGCCAAGCTATGCGGGCTTTATCGGGTTTACGTTCGGTGAACTGCGCGAAGTCTTCCAGGGCTTTGACAACGCGGTACTGCCACCGTCTGACCGGGGTATCGAAGGACACAACCATCAGCTTGACAGTGACGTTATGGGTGAAGTGAGCTGGCACGAAAAGATCGCCAACGAACTGGCGTTCATTTGCATGCATGCCATGATTGATGTAGGGTTGATCTTCCTGGAGTTCGCGGCCAGTAACACGGCATCGAACATGGGTATCCTGGCGGGAGACATTTACTTCTCTCCTGGTATCCCGGCGGGCGTATTACCAAATGACCCTAACCTCAATAACCGCGTGATGTCACTGAAGGATTACATTCAGTCTACTTTCTTCCAGAAGTATGCGGTGAAGTCCATGGGCGCGTCGACACCAATTGAAGTCAAGGTGACGATGAACCTGTTTGGTGAATGTATCGTAGAGATTGTGCTCAATGGCAATCATGCGGATGTCAAACGCAAAGTGTTCCCTTCTTACACCATCAACCGCGCAAGCTCTAACCTGGCTACCGATGAAGCGCAAGAGAGCATGGCGCAGAACTACGTCGATAACCTGAAAGAATACTTCACTAAATAAATCTCCAATAACAGGATAAATCATGAACGAACTTAATCGTCTGTACGAATCTATTTTACAGGCCTGGGGTTGTAAGATCGACCCACAAGGTAAAATTACCTGCGTGATGCTGGGCAAAGAGTACCCGCTGCGCATTGACGGCAAAGACCTGCATCTGCCGATCTCTGAAGCGCTTAACTCTGGTGCAGATCAGAAAGTCTATTTCCACCCAACCTGCGAAAGCATTATCAGTAAAGAGACAGAAGTCTTTAAGCTGAGCCGTCGTCTGGCAGGAATCCGTCTGCTGTCTGTGTTCCGTTCTATGATCCCTGTGCTGTTTGACATTGCCAGCCGCAAGGAAAAGAAAAGCTGGAACCAAGCGGTGTATGATGTGATCAGTCCACTGAACACCGTGAAGAAAAGCGTGAAAGATGAAGTGTTCAATATGCTGGCGCGTATGTCAGTGGAAATTGAAGACAACATCGACAACCGCTTCATTCACTTCAAAATTACCAAAGGCGGTAAAGGTGAAGCAGGCGAGCGCGTGTATTACAAAGCCAAGCCAAACTTCCCGCTGTACGATGTTCTGGTGCGTGAACTGGCACGTTCTGAAGGTCAGCCTAAGAACTCCACGGTAACGGTAAATAACTTTACCATGAGTCGTGAAGGTATTGAACTGGCAGTCCACCTGTTCCGTTCTATCCTGCCGGCTACCAACAATCCAGATGCATGTGAATTCGATGCACTGGTTCCAGTTGCAGCGCGCTTCACTGCATTCATGTATTGCTTTGGTAACATTGCGGGTCAGCTTAACCGTGCACAGAACATGTTCCGTGGGGAGTTCGATAAGAAGTCCGTCTACAACATCGATGTGAACTGGGAAGAGCACCTGGAAGAGATCCCAGAGTTCTACCGTCAAGTACCGGAACTGGATTACAACAGCCACAACGTGTACAAAGAAGGTGAACAGCAGAACAATGCGCTGGGCGGTAACATGAGCAACCTGTTCAACATCAACACACAGCAGCAAGCTTATCTGGCACCGGGCCAGCAAGCCGTGCAGCAAACTGGCGATGGTGAAATCCGTAACATCAACGGGCTCGAGTTCCACATGAAGGTTCCGCAGATGCTGAATGGCGATCGTTATCTTCGTTCCGAACCTATCATCGCACAAAACCGCGTCCATCACTATGCGTTAGACATGAACCAGCAAACTGTGATCTACGTGTGTTCTCGTCTGGGTAACTTCCTGCACCGCGAAAGCATGCAGCAGCAGTATGGCGCGTACCAACCATATCCACAGTACAATGCTTATCAGCCACAGCCGCAACCTGCACAGCTGTATGATCAGTATGGTCGCCCGGTAAATTACGCTCCTCAACCAGCGCAACAGTCTCCGTACGCACCAGCGTACTCACACTCTGCTCCATCAGCAACTGCCGGTGGCGCTGAGCAGATTGATAGTGCTTGGTAATTTCTGATATGTAAACACTACTACTCCTACCCGCAAGGGTAGGAGTAGTATTATATATCTTTTTTTTAATTTAACTACGAACTGTATTACTACGTGATATAATGGTTTCGATAGCGTTTATATCTGGGTAATACCATTTCTCTAAACGACTGATATCTTGAAACGGAGTCTTGATACCAGTTAGGAACGCACACACCCACCAAAGTTTAGGCGGCACCCCTTTGCTTCTTAAGTATCCGTAGAAGTTATTACGGAAAGCATAAAGAAGACTAGTATCCAGTTCGGCAGAAGGCTGGGTATTGGCAATAAGGAATTCACGGTGACTGCGAATTAATGTTTTAAAATCTTCGGTGTAATAGACATCGTCTTCAACAATGTTGGCGGTAGTCAATGGCATGGTGTCGCTCCAATATACTTTCGAACCTATATTATCAGGGTAGTAGCACAAGACTGTTAACACGTTAGTTAGAGGATAAGTATGAAAAAACCTAATCTCAAGTTGACCAAGATCAATCAGATGTTTCCTGATTTGATCGGTGTCAATACCAACCTCAACATCATGCCATATGGTGACTCAGCATCACGTCTCTATATGGAAGGGAACATGGTGCCAAAGTCGGTAGTAGTGAGTGGCAACAGTGAACGTTTAATTACAACGGGGTTTGAAAAGCAATACGGCGATACAGCGCGCGCTATTCGTTGTCCGTCTGACATGACAGTAGAAGAAGTGTTCTACGTTCAGTCAAGCCGCGGTGACGGCATTCTCACTGACGGCTGGAAAGAAATCTTTGTTATCTTTAAGAATGACGATAAGAACTATTTTGACCTTCTGGTTCTGCCTCGTTTCCACACACAAAATACTTACGTTGGGTTTGAGTATGTCTATAACAAAGACATGATGCGCAAACTCAAGAAAGGTGCAACTTACTCTAAAGGTGATGAGTTCGCATCTTCTCCTCGTGTCCGGGCCAGCGGTGAGTGGAACTTTGGTACAGAAACCATCGTCTGCGCAATGTCCAGCCATGCCACAGAAGAGGACGGTATTCGTATTACTGACCGTTATGCGCGTGAGAAACTTCGCTGCATGTTTAAGCATGAGCGCGGCTTTGAGTATAACGAAGCAGACTGGATCCCACTGAACCTTTACGGGACCGTTGATAACCCACTTCCGTTTGCTCGCCCAGGTGAGACGATTCGTGAAGATGGCATCGTCATGGGCTTCCGTCGTCGTGCTGGTTGTAACCCGCTCATCTCCCTGACCAAAACAGGATTGATGAAGCCGGACTACCTGTTCGACAAACTGTTTTACGCACCGCCTACTTCAGTAATGATGGATGTCATTGTTGAAGGTGAAAAGATCAAAGATCGCTCGCACAACCGCAGCACTGAGCAGATTCCTCAGCAGCACAGTGAAGCAATGCGTGAATTCGAAGGTATGCAGAACTCGTTCTATGTTGAAGTCATCAACTGGTACGAGCGTTTGATTACCCGTCTGGGTGGCGGTGAACCCGAAGTTAGCTTTGCCCTGGATAAATTCATTCTGGATGCGTACGGTAAACACACCAAGCGCAATGGCACAGTGAACAACCTGGGTTACTCGTTCAAAGGCATTCGTCAGAAAGACTGGAAAGTTACCATCCGTCTGAAAGAAGAAGTCTCTGGTCGCGTTAAGTTTAAGATGGCGGGTACCAACGGGGACAAAGGTGTTGCGGTTGATATGATTCCGTGGGAAGACGCACCTCACTACGAGGACGGCACTTACGCAGATATCATCATTAACAACACGCCGGCATTCCGTCGCCAGATTATGACCATGCTGGCTGAAGCTACGATTAACTTCATCAACCTTCAGGTAATGAAAGAGATCAAAGCACTGCGCGATGAAGGCAAGTATAAGGAAGCTTACGAACGAGCGTTCCTGTTCTACGAAACGGGCTTCCCTGAGTTCGCAGATATCGTGAAGAACGTCATGGTCACACAACAAGACCGTGATGAACACATCGACTATATCTGTAAGCAGGGTATGTCAGTTCACTTGCGTTCAGACTCTAAAGTTTACGGTATCGACATCATCCGTGAACTACGTAAGGTCTTCAAACACAAGCCGCAGAAAGTCTGGTTCCGTGATGCGTTCGGGGAAATGGTGCAGTCTCACTATCCTATCTTACTGACCAGCATGTACTATATGCTGTTGGATAAGTTTGGTGCTGATGACAGTTCTCAAGCCTTCCCGAAAGCTAACCCATTTGGATTACCGGCCTCGAACAGCCAAGGTGATAAACACACCAACTGGCACATCGACAAAGGCAGTCGTAACATCGGTGAGTCAGAAACTCGCTGGGAAGCGGCACACAACGGTTCCAAAGAAAACGTCAAGCAGCTGGCGCTCGCCAACAGTGACGTAGTCCGTAACAACGCCATCAAACGTATTCTGCGTGCTGATGATCCGTTTGATATTGACTGCATCGTGACTGATGAAGAGATTGCCACTAACCGTGCAGTGATGATGGGATCGGAACTACTCAGCGACTCTGGGTATATCTTACGTGCAGAACAGCCTGAAGACAGGGACATTGAATTATGATTAAAATCGGTTTACGTGAATTTGCTAATTTACCGGAAACCACTGTGTTGCGATGGCTGGGCTATTATAAGTCTGTTGAGGTCACGGATGACCACGACGAAAAGCTCATCACAGATACACAATCCCTGTTGTTAACCTGGCAGGGTATGATCGTCCACCGCGCCTACAACTCGTTTCCCTATAGCGTAAAAGAAGTTGCACGCATCTTTATCCCTGGCCAAGATCTGGAGGTATGTGAAGACAAACTGTTAGCACGACCGCTTAACCAGTTCTTGCCTGTGGTAATGCGGGACATGAAAGACCCGGTGGAAGCAGATAAGATCAAAATGATGATCCATATCTGGCAGGCGAAAACCAACAACCTGTTGACCGCCATGACAGAACGCTTTGCGATCTCGGTAACCTCGGATGATTTGATCGAGGTTATGGAAGACCCAGGTATCGTGGACATCAAGACACGTGTGCTCAACGGTACGATTACCATCGATGAAGGTGAATCCGAGTTTATCACCTACATGGCGACCTCGCCTACCCTGAGCAATGCGATGCTGCCTTTACTGTGTCGTACTGGCGGTACCAGCTATAACCAGGCGTATCAGTCTATCATCGTGCGTGGTGCAGTGTTTGACCTGGACAACAGCATCTTCCCGAACCCTATCATGGATTCGTACGCGGAAGGTGTGGTTAACCTGGCTGACTCCCTGGCTGAGAAGAATGGTGCCGGTAAAGCACTGATCACCTCAGGTAAGGCACTGCAAGGCGCCGAGTGGTTCCACCGTAAGAATCAGCTGCATGCCGCTGTAGTTAGAAGCGTTGACCACTTCCTGGACTGTAACACTGACTTGCCGGTTCCACTCAAGGTGAAATCCAAAGAGTTCCTTCATGCCTGCTTTGGTAAATATGCCGTGCAGGAAGATGGCTCTCTGGAACTGATTGATGCGGCATTCGCGAAGAAGGTGGAAGTGGGTGATACCATCCTCATCCGCTCGATTCCGTATTGTACATCGAAAGATCCAAGTCAGCCATGTGGTTGTTGCGTGGGGCAGATGAAACATGCTTTCCCATACAACACCATGATGCAGATGGATTGTAATATTGGGATTTACTCTGCGACCGCTGTGTGTCGTCCGATTGGTCAGGGGATGCTGTCAATTAAGCACTTCCTGCGTAACACTGTCGCGACACCATTTGCCGTCCGTTCGCAAGATAAAGACGCCATCAGAACTAACGGTGATGATATTTTCTTACTGAAAGAACTCTGTATGGAAGGAACCAAACTCATTGTAAGTTCCGCGGTTACCAAAGAGCTGACTGACATTCGCTCGCTGGATAATCTTGATGACGTCACTGTGGATAAGCTGTCCTATTTTGATGAAGCAAGCCTCTCGTATCTGGAAGAGGACATCATGATCGGCGGTAAAACACTTTATCAGCGTTCGGTTAAAACCTCAATACCAAGTCGTAGTGCTCGCATGTCTAAAGACTTGCTGGAGTTTATCTTCGACAACGGTTGGGAAGTTGTTGACAAGAAGTTCATTGCCATTGATCTGAGTACCTGGCATCACGAGCAGCCGCTGTTTACGCTACCGTATACCCAGGAAGATATGGATATCTATCGTCGTGAAGTGGAAAGCTTTATGGCGCACTCTAAGCGTAACAATCAGTGGAAAGAACAGGAAGTCACCCCAGCGCGGTTTGGTGAAGTGTTGGTTGAAATGTGGGAGATGTTGAACCACAAATTCAAAGGCATCAACATTCTGCACTGTGAAGTGCTGTTGTACGCTGTAATGGCTAAGAATCCGAAACACGGATACTATGGACTGGTAAACGGGCACGCTCCACGTTATTTCGTGAGCTTCCAGAACGCCATTTGGAACCGCGGTTTTGGTACACTGATGATCTATGATCACCAGCAAAACGTACTCAACAACTTCAGTTCATTCTTAGTCAAAGAGCGTCAACCATCACCTTTCGAGGCTTATTGGCATTATGGTCGTAGAGAATAATCCGTAGGAGCAGTCATGCGACATACGTGTGTTATATCCGTGGCCAACAACTACCTCAGGGTGTACGATTACGCTGAGGAATTTGTCGATCGAGTATTAAAGCCGTTTTGTCGCATGTACTTGTCTAAAACGGGGATGGTGCCTAATAAGCATAATCCCCGTCTTCAGGTCATGGCGGTTACGCATCGTTTCATGCGATTCAACCACGACCAGTCGGAGATTCGATTTACAAGCAGTTTGTTGGAAGAGTTTAAAACCTTTATTGGTAGTCGTGGCTATGCACCCAAACGAATTCTTCAGGTCGATGAACCTGAAATAATTCCTATGCCTGCGACTATTAATTTCAAACCGGGAATAGGAACCCCGAAAGATGACCAGCTAGATTGGCTGAAGTACATCATGGACCCGGGTCCGCTTAAATTGAACAACGCCGCAACGGGTGTGGGTAAAACCTTTATGTCCATTTGGACCGCCGTGCAGTTGCAGCAGCGCGTTGTGATCATCGCTAACGCCCGATTCTTGCCGGTCTGGAAGATCGAGTGTGGTAACCTGTTAGACATAGGTCCAGAAGACTACGTTGAAACAGATGTGGGTGGGTTAGATAACTTCCTGGCAGCATTGAAGAAGGGATTAGTGAATCCCAAGATCGTGGTCATCAGTTTAACCAAGATCGACATCATGCTCAAGAAGTCCAAAGCTGACCCATTGGCACCAGACCTTGATGACTTCTTTCGTGAGTACCGCCCAGGCTTACGCGTGTATGACGAAGCCCACGAATCGATTCATCAGCTGTATCTGTCTATGATGTTTGGGAACATTCGCAAAACCATTGCCAACACTGCAACGGTGAAAGCGGAAGATCCGATGACCAACAAGATCTACGGTTATCTCTATCCCAAAGAGTGTCGCCTGAAAGAAACGGAATACTCGGCACACATGCACGTCAAGGCATTGTTCTATCGCATCGACACCACCAAGCACCGTATTCGTTCTATGGCGCGTGGCGTGTATAACGACACCGTGTTTGAAGCCTCGATTATGGATAATCACAAGCTTCGCCCTCAGTATATCGAGATGATGTATAAGTTCTTTGATGACTATTACTATCATCGACGACGGCCAGGTACCAAGTGTCTGTTCTTCTTTACCAAGGTAGAGACGTGCAAGATCATGGTGGCTGCGCTGCTGAAACGTTATCCAGACCTGGATGCGATTTCATTTACCGGGGAACAGGGTGGTAAAGCGGAAACCAAAGATGAATACCGTAAGCATGAAGTCGTGTTCTCAACACCGGGGTCGTGCGGTACCGGTAAAGACATTCCAGGACTCGTTACCTGTATCAGCTTCCATAACGTGAAGTCGTTGCAGCGTAACTACCAGATGCGTGGGCGTATTCGTCCGATTAAGCAAACGGAACATCCAGACCTGGAACGCATCTATGGTTACACCGTGTGCGTGAATGAAAAGAAACACAAAGAGTACCACAAGTACCGGAAAGAACTCTTCGAGGAATCCTCCTTGAGTTACCAGAGTGTCGATTCGGGCTTTACCTTAGCGTAGTTTATCACTAATCGGAGTAAGGGGGAAACCTCTTACTTCTCTACGGGAGTATGTATGTCAGAACATTTTTCAGCAGACGTTATGAACAAGATCAAAGACCTTATCGCTACCCCAGGCCTTACCACGGGTGTGCCGGCAGATATCGCTTACTACATCGTTGAAAACGTTGTACCGGGCGGCGCACGCATTACAGATGAAAGCTGGGGCGAGCCTGACCACTGGCTCTACCGTGGTCCTGTTCCAAGCGGTGACGATGATGCAGCGCGTTATACCTGGTTAATCGCACGCGGCAAAGCAGCGCCGGTTGAGTACGAACGTGACCTCAACGAAATGGTAGGACCTAAGTGGACGGTGGAGGTAATTGAAGCCAGCCGTAACCTTAATCTGAAACCCAAAGCGGAAGATCAGCAGGAAGTGATTACGCACGAGCAGCCAGAAACCAAACCACCGGTTGACATCACGTTTACCCCGACTGATGACGAAGGCAGTGAAATCCGCGACCAAACCTACGGCCAGGTCAACGACGCTGTCTTCGCTGCGCTGCCGGGCACGCTGGCAATCCGCAATGCAGAGTGGGAAAACAGCAGCGCCTGGGTAGTGCTGGAAGAAGTGAAGATCAAGGAAGAGAAGATGTTGGTGCTGACTGTCAACTACTCCAACGGTATTAAAATGCCGTGGACACCAACCGTGATGGATCTGATGAGCAAAAGCTGGGTCAGCAAAAGCCCGTTAGAGTAAGACGTCAGGGGTGTTTTCGGACACCCCTTTCTTCATTACTTTTTAATCCTATATTACCTTTATATAACCTAGTCAATAATGGAGTTCTCATGTCAACCCTGAGCCGCCTGTTAAAGAACCGTTACAAGAAGTACTATTTAGATCTCGCCGGTATTAACGCCAGTGTGATTCGTATGATTAAACCCACCATTCCGGTGCTGGAGAAGAAAGGTGAGCTGAAAGACGGTTGGGCGCGCACTTACCCTAACCTGAATCTGGAAATCGATCATAACCCCTGTGGATACCGCCTGGAGCTGCGTAAGACCGGTGACAAGACCTACGGCTACCGTTTACGTCTCACCTTTAAGAAAGACGCTCCTTTCTTCTGGAGCAGTCCTAAACGCCGGCAGGAACTCACCAGCTTGGTGAACCAGGAATATAAAGAACACAAACGTATGTTCGGCTTTGAACACAAAACGAGTATTGTGACACTGTTAGCGCGGTTCACGACATTTGTGGTTGAAGGCGAAATAAAACTCGACTGACAATTCAGTAGTCTATTAGGAGTATACATGAAACAGACTATTGATCTGATCAAAATCCCCACCGGTTACTCGCACGACATTCAGGAGTTCTGCGCACCTGTATTAGAAGTGGCGATGTTACGCGGTGAACGCGAGGGAACCTTTGACGATGACTTCTTCTTTGAAGTCTTAGACAAACACCTTGCGGAAAACGAACAGCGGGTTATCTTGTTTAACGCGCACCGGTTCCTGGAAAATCGACTCTACTTAATGGGAGCGGATATCCCTCATTCCTACGAAGAAGAGTTCGAAACCGGTTGTACCCACTTTATCAAGGACTTTCTCCACATTAACCAACTTAAAACCCTGATCGGTTTAAAGGGCGATGTATGGCAAATCAAAATCAAACCTTTGCCTGGAAACCACTGGCAGCTCTCAATGGTATCCCCGTGAATCAAGTCTTTACCGTTAAGTATGGGTTTCCGCCAGAGCTTAATGAGGAGCAGTTAGAGGTATTGAAAATCCTGGTACTGAATCGTATAGATTCTATAGTAACGGGCCAATCCTTTAACCGTGACACAGCAGCTCTGGTCCTTGCCCATATCACACCCAGTCAATGGGATCTGGAGCATGGCGGAGTCGATACCTTTTACCGTCGTGAAGCCAGCATAATCGATGAGATGTTCAGCGACGTCGAAGATGATCCGGCATATCGTTCTACCCTGGGAGATTTATCTCGATGTCGACCCTCGAACTTCAAAGTGCAGTTGATCACGGAGAACCGGATTTATCTGGAGCTCCAGTTTTAGGCGAAACGGTGATGAACATGATGATGCAGATGTATCATCGTGCCAAGAAAGAGTTCTTCTTTCCAACCACGTTAGCCACCAAAGAAGTTAAGACCGTTGAAGGCATCGCTGGCGGCACCAAGGTCGTATTAAAGATCTGGGTCGGTCGTAGCGCACGCCACGGCATGGAAGAGGTGTGTTGTCGTATTAACGCCACACCAACCATCGGCTGGGACGGCACTAACTTTGAACAAGAGTTCCTGACCCACTCCCTGGCCCTGTTCTCGGACATGACCGTTAAGAGTGACAAAGACGGTATTTATTACGTTTGGTAGTACCCCTCATACTTCTTACTACGTCTGCCGAAAGGTGGGCGTAGTAATATAAGGTTCTTTTTTGAACCGAAGAATTTGTGATGCGTGCACACGCAGGTGATAAGGATATTTTCTAACCGTATCAAACAAATAATTATTTTTTTACGGTGAAGTAATTTTCTTACAACCATACGCATTTCCAAATTCTAAAAACAGCCTGAGCTGGATAGAAAAACAGCCTGGCAATTCGGGAGATTGACACATGCATGAAAATCCTCTTTGGGATTATTATAATAATGGGTAGTTGCTACTCAAAAGGCAACACCCTCTAGTTTAGCATATCTAGAGTTTTACGCTCAAGAAAGCTACGCATTTTTCCTACTTAGGTAGTTACACACAATCGTTCTTTAAATGGAAGTTATAAATAGCAATTCCAACTAATTACATTAAAGGATCAACGACCATGCCTAACAAAGATTATGAATCTGCTTTGAAAGAGTTCCAATCAACCCATAACCAAGTGAGCGATTTGCTGACTCCGGTTGAATACGCTCGTTATCAGATATTGAGTTATCCTGACAACGTATCCATCCTGAATACAGCATTGAAGAAGAAATTAGCTCTGGATCCAAATTATGAAGTATGGGTACCAATCCACTACTATAAGTATTTAGTACTGGACACGGCGAAAGGTGTCTCAACGTTCTACACGAAGTACGCGTTCATTAGTAACAAAGGCAATATCCACCACATCCGTAAGAAAACCAAGGCGCCACAGGGGCATACCACGCAGAGCGGTCACCAAAGCTCACTGGTACGTTTAATTGATGGTCCGGTTCGCTTCTCTTTACACCGCGCAGTTGCTTGCAGCTTCGTCCCACTTCCAGAGAAGTTTAAACATGTTGGTCACGGTTATGCCCAGGTTAAGCACCGGGATACCGACAAAGCGCACAACGACTTCATGAACCTGGAATGGGATTCCAACGTAGTTGAACAAGAAAAGGACTTGCCGTCGGCTGTTATCCAATCCGCCATTCATCATGACCATTATGGCATCCGTCCATTAATGGGTGAAGTCATCATCCCTGGCGAACACTTAGGTGTACGTTTCATTCGCTCTGGCGATCGCGAGATCACAGACCTGCTGGGGACATCTGGCCTGGTTGACATCGACGAAGTTCTGCGTAATAAGGTGAAAGAAGCCAACGGCATTCGCTGGACGCCTGCCACCGACTCCGATGTTATTGTCTATGGTACTTCTGTCATACCGACTTCGCTGGTAAGAATGCTCAGAAACTATCGCGATACCCGTTCCAACCGTGAGGCTGGCGCTATCCGCGTATAACCCTGAGATGTGACAAGTTTCTCCCTGCTCCTTCGGGGGCAGGGGTTACTTTCCTTGATTCCTTAACCCGGGAGAACGTTCATGGACACGAAAAAATATAACAGTGAATTTAAGAAATTCATTAAGAACCATAATCAGCTTTCTGATTTACTCACAGCCGAAGATCTGAAGCGTTATCACGAACTCGACTTTCCTGATAATGTGCAGATTGTCCATGACGCGCTGCTGGCTAAACTGAAAGAGGACCCTGAGTACGAAGTGTGGGTACCCGTTCGCTACTTCAAGTATCTGCTGCTCAATACCGTCACCGGTGTTAAGGAGTTCTATACCAAGTATGCGTTCGTCAGCAACAAGGGTAACTTGTACCACCTTCGCAAGACACCGCAGTTAGACGTTAACGAAGATGAAGACGAATATCAGCAAAGTGTCGTGCAGCTCACGGATGGACCTGTTAATTTCTCAGTGAACCGTGCTGTAGCAACCAGCTTCGTGCCGCTACCCAAAGACCTCAAAGCCTACGGGTACTATGCGCTTGAAGTGAAACATCTTAATGACCGTAAGGGTGATAATGATTTCCGCAATCTCCAATGGTTCGCGGGTAATCAGAATGACCAGACCGTGGTCGACGTTCCTAACGTGACACCAACTGTGCGTGAAGACAAGGCTGTGGGTCATACGGTTCAAGTAGCAAGTGACAAGGAAGTGAATCTGCTTTCTATTACAAGCAGTTCTGGCAGTCACCCCGAGCAGTACCATATCCGTCCAATTATGCTGGAAGTAATGATTCCCGGTGACTACTACGGCGTTCGTCTTATTCGCTCTACACCGAAAGAGCTGGACGATCTCTTAGGTCCGGGGATGTCATCTGCTGCTGAACATGCCGCGAGCATGAACCTTACCGTATACGGTTGTCGCTGGAGCTATGCTACCAACGATGAGATCGCACAGTACGGCGCATTCCGCGTACCGGCCAAGCTGCGTACTCTGTTACATGAGTTTGCTGCGGGTCATTGCATGAACATCGTGGGGACACGCGTAGCGGACGGACACATGATCCTGATTGAAGGGGATCCATTGGAAACGGAACATCTGGGGTTGAACTACTCGGATATCCTGAAAGTTTGTGATGGCGAAGAGGAAGTCCACAAGGGCTATACGTTCCGCCGTGTAGATGAGGAAGAGATGTTGCAGGTGCGTACTGCGATTGATCTCCAAAATACCCTGACCTTCCCCCCGGAGGCGCCGACCGTGAACTTCATCATGGGAAAGCGGATCTCGGATGGACACCTTATTCTGCTCTGCACTGATCAGGAGATAGAACTGTTGGGATGGGATCCCAAGACGGTGAATAAGGCTGCACGTAAGAAAGGGTTGCCGGTGTACGGCTATGAGTTCGAACGTATTACTGACGACCTCATGGCGCTGAACCTGCGTAACCTGATTGCTACACAGATCACCCAGTTCTAATTCTGCTACTACTATAACCTCTACCCTTGCGGGTAGAGGTTATATATTTCTTTATTTTTTTTTATCTAAAGGCTTGATCCCACGCTACCGCGGAGTTTGATGTTCCGGATATGTGTGAACTTTTCATACGAAGGAGCATAAACACAGTAGCTGTACGAGACACCGCAGCAGGCAGACGGGTTGCACTGGCACCCAAACCCTTACCGGCACACGTCTTACAGTAGTCACCTTCTGGCGTTAAGCAGAACTGCATTGACCGTACAGGAACGACCTTGCCTTCATACTTATTCCAGTTGTCCTTGGTGATCATGACGTCTTTGCCGTTATCAATGGTAAAGCAACCCAGCCACAGTTTCTTGTTAGCAGGGTACATCATGACCATCTCGCCGACTTTAACGCCACAGTTATCTTGAACAACACGTTTGGAACCCATGATGCGCAGGATGTCTTTAACCCTTGCACCACCCTCACCGGTTGCCTTACCACGGTTATACGCCCCTTCGATCGCCGTGTTGATGTAGTCCACCATGTGACGCGGGTCCCAACCTTTGGTCAGTGGATCAACCAATGGCACCCAGGTATTGGTTTCAGAGTTATACTCGATACCAAACATAATGAACATACGTTTACGACAGTTACTGACGTAGCTCTTGTCGATGTAGAACGTGGCAGACTCACCTTTCATCTGGATTTCATAATCCAGGTTAACACACTGCTCAACGATGTCGTTAAACACCAGAGGATCAGACAGGTGGTCTTTGTTCTCTTTCAACAGGCGGTTCTTGAGATCCACCACTTCCTTACTGACAGTCAGCGCATCCTTAGACCCACACTTCACGATCGCGTAGAGAATGCCTTCCAGGAAGTTAGCGTTCTTGGAGATCTTCAGTACGTCACGTACCGGCGCCTTACCTTCGGGAACCGTTTCCCCTTCGGCTGGGTCATCCACCATGATGTCAGCAATAAAGTCACGAATCAGGCCAGGAGTGAGTTCACGGTTCTGATAAGGAATGACTTCACCCACGGCTTCCCAGAACATCACTACGTTAAACAGGAAGATGCCAAAGGTCGTGGTCATCGCTTCGCCACGTAATGCGGCGTGGAAGTCCCCTGGCATATCGATAGTGTCTGCCATGGTAAACACAGGCTCTAACACATCACCTTCTAACGTATGCTCCACGCCTTCGTGGTCATGGAACTTAAAGGTTTCCCCCTCAATCCACACCGCATAGGGCCACTTAGATAAAATCGCCTTGGACTCTGCATCTTCGAACCCAATGGTACAAACTGACAGCATCCACTCTTTACGCTTATACGCACGGTGAGCGAACGCGGCTTTTAAGAATTCAAACTTAGTCACGTTTAGTTCCCCGCAGGTAAGTTAAGCGATTTGACAATAGACTCAATACGAATTAACGCAGTGAGGTCATCAAGACGCCCGTCGAAGTAATTCAACAGCGCTTCCTTTATACGGTCGTCATTGAGTTCACTAATCATATACAAGGAAATAACGTTGCGTCCGTATTCGATGTAACTTTCCAATGTATCCTGTTCCAGCAACACCCGAAGTTCATGCGCAAAGAAATTCAGGTAGTTTTCTACCGGTGAACCCAAACCACCACCGTTACGGACGTGCTGATAACCCAGTGAACCGTCCAGAACATCTTTAGCTCCTACAACACGCTTGATAATGTTGTCAGGTGGAATGTCCTGGTTGTCATGACCGGTCAAGGAGGCACAGATCGTATCCAGGGTCACTTCAGACACATCATCCAGTATACACTCCAGTTCAGAGATGTCTGGTTCTTCCGTATCCATCATGGCTTTGGTGAATGCATGGATGAAACGGTACTTGGGGTGAACGTCAGTGGCCTGCAGCTGTGGATAGACAGTTGACATGCTGTCTTCAATTAACGTGACCACGAAAAAGAAGTCGGCAATGTCACACAGTAAATCAAGGTGGTCAAGTTCTAAATAATCATTATTTAGCGTAATGCCCATCTTATTGATTATGTCCCTTATGTTGTCGTAAATAATTTTACGTAAGGCCATACTGCGCATATTCGAATCAAGTTGCTCATCAACGACCAGCTCGATGATCTGTGTGCTCACCAAAGATTCAGGAAACGCACGGAAGACAATAGCGAGTCCTTTTTCAAAGAGTTCTACGTGCGGCTCGGGAATAGTTTCCATGAACTCGTTCCAAACGTTACCGCAATGATCGATAACCAAATCTCTGTTTATCAGAATGGTATTGTTCACCATTGTCATACAGTTAACCTTTTTATTTAAAGAGAGTCATAACATGACCCAGAAATTAAGTGATAAAATTCATGCGGATCGTTTGAAGAAACGTGCAGCCCGCGATGCAAAACGCAACAAGCCAAAGAAAGTGGCTGGTCATGCCCGTGTTCGCCAAGAACGTGTTGAGCGTTACACCAACAATGCCATTGCAGGTCTGCTGGCGCGCGGTCAGGCTGTAAACGGTCGTGAACTGGCTATCGGCGACGTTATGCAGATGATTAACCACACCATTGAAACCAATGCTGGCGTTGGGTCTGTTGTTGAAACGCTGGAGATCCTGGAGCGCGAAGGCAAGCTCGTTATCTCTGAAGAACTCCGCACCACCATCGATGCGTTCGATCACGATGTGGTCCGCTTTAATGAGAACGCCGAAATCATCAACATCGCACTGCAAGGTGAAACCAACCTGCTGGGCGTGCCGCCTGATCTGCTGATGGATACCGGTTTCCGTTCTGACAGACTGGTCACTGAACTGTGTCCTAAAATCATGGCTGAGGCAAGCGAGTTCACCGCGCCAGTTGAAACCTACCTGAAAGAACATTATCCGAACCAGAACTACCGTCAGATCATGTTCAACATCGCACTGACCCGCTTAGCGCGCATTGCGCCGAAGTATGCCACTGCGCGTAATGCTGAAGCAGAAGAAGTCATCTGTGAAGATGAGGCTGCTGATATCAACCATACTCTCGATAATCGTGAGGAAGTATAATGTCTGACGAATTAGATCAAAAGATTGCTGCTGCTGCGGCCGCCGTGCAACCTGCGGATCAGACTCCGGTTCAAAAGAAACCGGTTACGCACCAGGACATCCAAACCGCAGAGAACACCGTTGCGTTTGATATCCTCCCCCCGCGTTCTCAGGTCACTGGTCAGTTTGATAAAAATGCCCCAGGCACCGTTTACATCAACGGCTTTATTGGTTTGAACAAAGACTCGTATGATCGTGTGTCAAATGAACAGGAACTCTGGCAGAACTACATCGCTGCTCAGCAGATGGGCATGATGTCGGACAAAGAGCTGCAGAAAGAAGGCGTAAGTCGTTCACAGATTGCTGCTCAGCTGGCCGTGTGGGAAGAGTACGTCGCCAAGAACATGCCGGATGTTGATATCGCTGTAGTGAACGAGCGTCAGCGTACCATCTTTGCGTTCATTACCAATCTGGCGGACCCACTGCTGTTGCATTACCCTATCACGCGTGAAAAGGGTTTGACCAACGTCATGCAGCGCACCTCCTCGCTGGCCACCGGCGGTCTTAACGGTTTAGTGCCAAGCCGTGATCGCGGTAAGTTCAGCCTGAGCGATTACATGCGTCGTACTGCACTGTCAGTAAGCAACGACCCGTACAACTATGACCTGCTGCTGCGCAACTCTTTCCTGGCGTTCCGCTTTGCTAAACCTGACCGTCTGGAAGCGGGTGAGCTGATTGCTAACGTTGCGAAAGCCGTGCGCGGTCATGTTCGTTCGGTTTCTCAGAACCTGCCTGCACTGGCTAACATTGCGGCGATTCGTGAAGTCTGGAAGTTCATCTGTAAGAAGATCATTATGTGTTCTACCAAAGACACCAATGACTTCGATGAGCTGGCGGACATCATTCGTATCACTGACATCAACGTCATGGGCGCAGCACTGCTGGAACTGTTCTATCCTCAAGGCGTGAACTTCAACCTGCACTGCCTGGCGAAAGACAGCTGTAACTGGTCAAGCCAGGACGTTATCGATCCAAGCCTGCTGACTATTGATCGTAAGTGGCTGGATACCGCAGAAGAAGCGGCTGCGCTGGCGAACATGAACAACTTCTCTCGCAAGTATTCTCGCGAAGAGTCGCTGGCGTTCATTGACAACACCAACTACCAGCACGATATCGAGCCGGTGTGGAACGAGCAGAAAACTGCCTGCTTTATTCTGGGTGTGCCATCGCTGACCGAAAGCTTTGAAGCGGAAGAGTTCTTTGCCAACGTTGTGCAGAAAGAACTGAACACCATTCGCGAAACCTCAATGACGGAAGAAGAATATGTCAACCGTCGTGAAGAGTTCCTGAATGGCCTGGTCGGCACTGACTACCTCCATTACATCGCTGAATACCGCATCATGCCACCGGCCGGTACTGATGGTGAACCGGTGATCCTTCGCCGTCGTGAAGAAGATCCAACTGAGTTCAACAAAGGTATTCTCAAGATCATCATGGAAAACGACGTGATGGCAACGAACCTGGTAGCGGCTGTGATCAAGCACTATCCGTTCATGAGCCGCACCTTTGTGGGTCTGGCGAACTATGCATGTGAAAACTGCAAAGGTCAGAGCGATGCCTATGAAGACCTGGGCTACACGCCTATCAACATCGTGTCGGCGTTTTTTACCCTAGCCAACCTGATGTATACTGGACGGTCGAAGGTTGGCGAGAATGCAAGGCAAGAAGCCCTCTCGGGACTTTCTCGATAGAGAATGACCAATACCGATCGCTTGTGAATAACCTGTTGGGTAGGGACACCCGACACGTTTCACGGGATAGGATGATTTTCCATTCGCGTCTTTTATATCAGGTGCGGATGGGATACGTGGATTTAGAACACCCGCGTGCTCATCAATCCATTGCCTACAACGTTGAGGAACATCTGTACGACCATGATTTGTCTGTCCGCTCTATTGGACGTGGTTATGCCATGCGACGACTCAAGGACCAGATGCCTCTCGAGCTTTACCTTCATTTACCCATTGACCACTCTGAGATGTTAATCGAAGGGATGTTGATGGGTGAAGAAGAACGTGCCAACATGGAGAAGCTAGCAGCAGAACGTGCCGCTAGTGAAGAAGAGACACGTAAAGCAAAAGCCGCCCAAGGTTTTAACGACATTCATGAAAACAACAATCAGTGAGGGCTTCGGCCTTCATTGATTTTATGTCACGTTTCCCCCTATCGAGGTTTATATGAAGAGCGATGCTTACAACGCACCGGAAATCGAAGAGCTGGTAGTTGCACAGCCCATCGAAACTCCAAAAGTGCAAGAGCCAATTACCATCAAGGCCATTGCCGCAGAAGTTGAACAAACCAGTAACGAGAAGTTCTGGCGTAATGAAGTGGATATCTATTTCCGCTACCTGAACGGTGAACGTGGTTACAGCAAAGATGCTGATCGTTTAACCAACAACATCGGCTTTATGCAGCGTACCGGCACCATGCTGAGCTACGACTACAAGGAGTTCGAAGATTGTATCCTGTATCTGATCCAGAAACTGCGTAACAATCCCAAGGCTTCTGCTGATGGTCGCTTCTTCCGCTTCCTGGAAGGCTGTGAGATCACCTATTCTCATACCGCCATGGCACAGTACCGTTTACTGATGAGCTGGTGTATCCGTGTTGCAGGCTCTTGGCCGACGCGTGTTAAACTGGCCAAAGGTACCGACATCGAAACAATGATCGTGGGTATGCGTAGCGAAGCCAAAGATAACCTGAACCTGTTTGTCCGTAAGATGGCGAACTTTGCTATTCAGTAACTGACGCGCATAAACACTACCTCTACCCTTGCGGGTAGAGGTAGGTATGTCTTTCTTTTTTTATTCTACTTCTACATCTTCATCGGTTAATGACTGCATGAACTTCGGCATCAACTCCTGCTGAACCATGATCTCTTCAAACTTCTCAATCACGGTGTCATAGCTTGGGAAGTTAAACAGTTCTTCGCACAGCATGACCGCATTGGCTTCTGGACTACTTGCATAGTTCACGGCGATCTCACGCTGCTTCAACGGATCCTTGCCCTGAATACGCACTACCTCAATCTGTGTAGTGTAGTTCGATACGTTCTCTGTGACCGTTGCGTAAGGATATGCCCCGGCTACGTCAACGTCCGATACCGCAGAACGACCATTACTGTAAACATCGTACAGACCATCAAACAGAATATAACCTTTACTGGCGTTCTTCTCAGTTTCCAGCAAGGCAATCCAGTCACCCAAGGTTGGCAACATGTCTGCGAACTCACTCTTACCACCGCCCGCACAACCCCATACATAACCGTTGTCGCGCGCAATATAAGCAAGTGCATCGGAGATGATACGTGGCTGACTTGGATAGTTGAAGTACTCAGATGCTTTGGTCAACAGTGGGAAGGACATCGACAGATCCAGTGTCTTGTCGTTCAGGTCTTCAATGACCCAGTTATCCTTGATGTTGTACATGGAGTAGATGAACTTGTGGTTCTTCTGCATGTAACGGTGCCAGTCCGCTTTACCTTCAATGAGGTGACTGCCTTCATCAGTATAAAGCTTACCATCCACCCCTTCACGCTTCGCACAGTCATTCAACGCGTAAGAGTCCAACTTGCCACTTGGTGCGCGCTTAATCGCATAGAAGCTCATGAAGTCAAGCCACTGCCATTTCGCCATACAACGAATCGTTGGGAACTTCTCTTGCGGTTCTAACGGAGACTTGTCGCCATTCTCCTTGATCTTGTGTGTACGACCACGATCCAGACGATAGTGAGTAAACTCATCAGGAATACTTGGGTCACAGTAGATACGTTCCAGAGGACGACTGTCTGCGTTCAAGCCCTGTTCGTTTTTCTCCATATCGTAAGTTGCGTTCCATGAAGCCACTAAATCAGGACTCCACATATGGAAACGCTTTACGCAGTTCTCAACAACTTGACCTGGTGTATCAAAGATCTCGTACTCAAAGACCGTGATACCGCGATTACGCTTCTCTTCAGCAAACCGCTTCTCTTCTTCTGCGGCCAGACCTTTTAAGATCTCGTCATCAGACAACCCATCCCACCAACTACGAACAGTGGCAAAGTAAACCTTGTCACGCATGGTCACAGACGCCATCATGACCGGCTCACCTTTCTTGGTCATGTCGGTTTCAACGTCGTAAGCCGCGACGGTAAAACGTTCGGTCTGTTGGTACTCTTCATACTTATCAAAGAAACGCTGCTTGATAAACACCGGTGCTGATTGGTCACAACCAAAGACATACGGGTTACTTAATACCTGACGCAAGTTGGCTTTTGGATCAGGAGAACCGTGTAAGACCTTGGTGATCATGTACGCTAATTTGGCGGTGTTACTTTTAAACTGTTTGCACTTCTTGGCTTCAATATAGTCTTTCTGCTGTTTAAACTTCCGGTGCTCCGGTTTAACAATCCAGAAGGGCTGCTGGAAATTCTTCATTAAAGTGTAATCTTCACTACGACTACCGTCCGCGTGTACGTTGGTTATTTTAATTGCGGTTAGGTCGTCGAAGCGCTCGGCTTTACTAAAACCTTGGTGAACGTGTTTACAAACACGCCCCACGATAGGCGATTTAACGGTATCTGCCATTTATTATAGCCTCGACATTTTATGTTCAATTCAAACTATGTAATATCCTTCTCAGTAATAAAATAAGGAACCTCTCCATGTTCGGTATCGATTTTTTACGACAGGGGAAATTGTCGGGGTTAGAGTTCATGGACTTCGTGACCAACAATTTCGCCGATGAATTAACTGCTGCCATTGAACCCCACGTAACGATCAATCGTGCCGAAGAAACCGTGTTAAACGGTTCTGTGAAGGAAGCTATCCTGCCGGTCATTGAAAAGTACACTGGGTTCAAAAACATCACTGTGGAAATGATGGACTTCGCCAACTTCATGGTGGATGTCGGTTATCTCTCTCCAGGCAATATTTTGAACATCAAAGGTATTGAAGACTGGTTTGATGTTACTGACAGCACATTGAGTCAATGGTACAGCAAGAACAAAGGCAAGATGTTTAAAGGTACTATTGACTACCGCACCGGTAAAGTCGGTGGCGCTTATGCTGAACTGCCTATCAAGCTCTACCTGGGTCGTCCAGTGGGTGACATCTTTAAACGCAGTGAAGTCAAGAAGCTGAACATCAGCGTAGCGACCATGATTGCGGCGTGTATTGCGCATGAGATGGGTCATTGCTTCTCTGCTTGCTCTACGGTAGATACCACAGCTAACGATAACTTCGTGATCCGTGGTGCATTGGCAACCCTGGGCGCAGCCAACACCAAAGAGAAACGTGTCGCGGTTATCCGCAATGCGGCTGTGCTGTTGGGCGGGGACATCAATACCCGTGACAACGTGGAGGCCATGGTAGAAGACGAAGACCGTGTTAACGATATCGTCATCTATTTCAACGCGCTGATCTCTCGCCGTAACACCCGTCGTGCATTAAGCCTGGGTGTAGACCAGATGTCTTCTGAAGTACTGGCCGACATGTACGCGATTCGCATGGGCTTTGATCGTGGCATTACTGCAACACTCAAGATCTTTGCTGCGGGTCGTGTAGGTAACATTGCACAATCCACCGGTGTGATGTCTCTGCTGGTTGCAATAGCCTTTATTCAGTTCGCTCCTATTGCGCCTCTGTTGTACTTGGGGATCATTGCCACAGGCTTCCTGGTTAGTTTTGTTTTCGTCTACGGAGCGATGTCTTACTCTGGTGATTACAACAGTCCGTTCCGTCGTTTTGAAGATGCTGTGCGTCAGCTGATTGCCAAGCTCAAGACCATGGAGTTAACGGGTAAAGAGCGTTTGGAAATTGCAGAACGCGCTGCTGCACTGCTTAAACAGTGTGAAGAGCTTCGCCCGATTATTGCCGGTACCGTACTGGACCGCGCACTGGGTCGTTTGATTCAGGGTTCTGATTTCAAATACCAGGAGTTCGAACACTTCTCACAGGTTATTGCCAACAATGAGTTGGAAATCCTGAACGTCAAAATTGCCAACTTATCCGCATAAGGAACCGTTATGTCACACTTAGATCATGTCGTCCGCGTTAAACAAAAACTCGCTGAGTTGGGTGTAACGTGTCCTTTCAAACAGCGCGACCTTATTGATATCGCCTATAAGGATGCGTTGGTGGCTCATCACTTTACCGTGAACCCAACCTTTACGCTGAGTGATAAAGAGCGCGATTGTTATCGTCAGCAGATCGACCGCTGGAATGCCGTGTCACCGATCGGTTATGACGCCATCTACTCCGGTGTAATCTCTACGCTGAACCTGCTGTACGCCAGCCTGTCTACCACGGGTCGTACCGCACAACCCCTGCTGGTGTTGGATGTAGAAGGTGGACCGGTACTGAGCGAAGAGCAGAGCTACCGTGACCTCGTGGCTTACCTGCGTCAAGAGGTGAAAAAGGCCCATGAATAATACGGTTACCGTTGAGGGTCTGGGAAAGTCGGACCCCATTGACACCATCCGCTTTGATGAGGTTGATGAAGCCAGCATTGACATGACCGAGATCATTGACTACGACAAGCAGTTAAAGGTCCACAAGATCGTGTCGGGTGTAGAGAGCTTTGTTAGCACAGGTAAGCTGGACGCAACCACTGCCCTGTACATGGGTGTTGCGACTCGCTCAACCAAGATGGATCCACTGGGTTCGGCTTACAACACTCGCTTTGGCGGTGAAGGTTTCTTCCAAACCACCATGAAGGCGCTGGAAAATGGCATCCTGGCCGTGATTCGTTTTATCAAGAAGATCGCCCTGTGGGTCGTTGATAAGATTCAGATTCTGTTTGGTCTGAAGCCAAGTGACCGTCAAGCTGCCGCGGTGAAAGAGAAAATGCCGGAAATCAAGCAACAGATCGGTGCCTATCTCCTGGCCATGGGTTTCCCTGCACATCTGGTGGATCTTGAGAAGTTCCTGGAAGACATGCCTGATGGTCGCTACAACAAATCTCTGAAGTTCATGAGCACCAAACTGGTGAGCAAAGAACACTACCTGGAAAACTTCACGCAGATTCCAGGTCTGATTCAGGGTGTGTGTGCGGCTATCGCCAAAGGCACCAAGAAAGCCAAGCTGGCCAAGAAGCGCTTCTCTGAAAACCTGCAGTTCATTGTTCGCAAGAGCAAAGAGCCGGGGTTCGATTTCGATTATCAGGGCGGCGTTCTACGCGAAGACATGATGGAAGTGATCCGTGCACTGAACTACAGCGAGATTACTCCGGGCTTGTCTAAGCTGCTGGGCGTGGTGATGCAGCAGACCTACAGTGAAGATGACTTTGCCAAACGTTCTATTGAGATTGCGCAACAGATCACGGCATCGATCACAACTGCACAGCAGGCTGCTGATGTTCCGTTCCTGAAGAAGGTCGATCAGATTCTCGCTAAGACCACTATCGAGAACTTTGAACACCTGGCTGGCCAGAAGAAAGACATGCATGAAACGATGCGTGAACTGTTTAACTTCACCAGTGCTGATGAACTGTCCCAGATTACCATGCTGAGCAACCTCACTGGTGATGGTCGCTACCTTGGCTTCTATCAGCAGATGGCAGGTGCGGTTAACGTCTATACCAACTTCTCAAAAGTCACTGTGGAAATCCTGCGTCTTGCTGGTACCACCTTCAGTGACCTGGGCAACTGGTATGCCAAAGCCAATGCGTTTATGCTGGCAGCGGTAGCTAACGACGTTCAGACCGTGGGCAAGATGATGCTGGAAGCACAGCAGCGTGCTATGCGTGAAGGTCGTCCATTTACCGTGGACATGTACCCGAACGGCGTACCAAAGCTGGTAGCAGTAACTGAAGCCGAAGCACAGACCGTGATGGAGAAAGCTGCTGATATCTCCGACCTGGTTATCGAAAACAACCTGCTTAACATCCGTACCGCGGTAAACAACTTCGGTAAAGATGCGGGCCTGGGCAAGCTCTTGTAAGGACGCGCTCACCATGATTGTCAACCTCGAAAATATCCAGACGTTAACGGATGACCTCGAAAACACCCTGACCCGTACCCTGGGTTTTGAACTGCCCGCAGAATTGAGTTTTGAAGAAGCCATGCAGTTAGTGAGCACGATTCAGGACCCACTGCGTACACAGATCAAAGAACGCCTCACCACACGAACGTATGCCATTGACAGCAGTGACCTGCGTTGGACTATCCTGAACATCGTGGTGCGTTTCGGTGTGCGTTTCGGTGGCATGCGTGCGGTTGGGGAAGAAGTGTGTCAGGAGTTCTACGACGCATTATCTCAAACTGCTGACCGTGTGTTTGAGATGCTGCAGAACCCGGGCCGTGTTCCACCTACTCGTTATGGTTACTTGAAAAGTATCGTAGCGGGATTTGTGTGTGGTTTCCGCGACTACGACTGCAACCGCATCAAGTTTGTCAACAAGCAGAACTTCATTGTATTAGACGACGAGCAGGCCAGCCGTTACTACGGACCCAGCGGTGAGTTCTCGGGTATCAGTGAAGTGATCACGAATGTGGCAAAAGAGTACTGCCTCACCGTGAACAATGCGTACAGTGGTTTGCCGCGTCTGGTTGATCGCATGGCGTGGGTGGGAAACAAAGAGGACCTTCGGGATCTCAAAGTTCACCTGCAACAGCGTTTGTACCTGATTCGCGTATTCAACGAACTGTTAGACGACTTTTAATAAATAAACTACTACGCCCTAGGGCGTAGTAGTTTACTGTTATAGGCTGGTTACATCGTGTTGTAAGAAGTCGACCTTGACATCTTCCTGGACGCTTGGCAATTTGTTATCGCCCAACACCAGTTTCTTGCGTACGCTGAACCCACTGAGTTCATCCACGGCTGAGATTACATCCACAGTGCTGTCACCGCTTACCGCATTGATCTTGACATCCACGACATCAGACGGCAAGTTTTCCATCAACGCTTTCACCAGAGAAGACACACCCACGGTAATGTTACCAAACAAGAAGGTATTCAGTACTTTCGGCGTGTTGTTCTTCAGTGAGGCTTTCAGGTTAGTGTTCTGATAGCCAGAGCGAGTCAGGTAGTAGGTAACTTCAAACGACAAATCCTGACGCAGCACAGAGTAGTAGTTAGAGTTCACTACCACTTTACGCCAACCCAGCTTGCTCTTTGGCTGATAGAGTAAACGGGTCTTGTCAATGATCTGCTGACTGAACAGGTCCAGGTCAAGACTGATGGTATCCGCCAACATGTCTTTTACCGTTTGTGCAAACGTCAAGTCATACTGATCTTTACTCAGCTGATAGACGCCGTCAAAGCCCACGAAGTCCCAATGGTAGTTGAGTTCACGTGGCGCCAACTGCACGTAGTTACCTTGCGCATCCTTGACCCAATCTCCCTTGCGGTGTTTATAGATTGGACCGCCCGCATCAGTGAGCATGGCTTCACCTTTAGCATGCTTCAGGATAGGCAAGTTATCGGGACCTAACACCATCTGTCCGTCTTTCTCTTCGTACACGTTGTCTTCATACACATCCGGGACGTTGAAGTCATACTGCTGATACTGACCTTCTCCTACCAGAGGACGAATACGGTTGTACAGACGATCCAGACGTTTACCCAACGTTAGCTCAACATCGGTCATGATGATGGCCTGCATTGGATCCGGGAACAGTGAGTGATCGATCATGCTGTCTGAACTGATCACTGTTTGCCACGTGCCCACACGGCGCAGGATAATAAAGGAAACATCCAGGTCCAGTGCAATTGGGGTATCGGGTTGAACTTTGCCATACTGACTGAAGTTAGTGATGTGCAGCTGATCACCTTCATCCACGTCCAGGTTACTTTCCAGACGGAAGCGATAGACACGCTCACCTTCTTTGGTTTTGTAGGCGAGTTCGCCACGCAGGTTAGCCGGTTCATTACTGCCCGACACCATAACGCTTAACTGCATGCCGACCTGTTCATCTGTCAACAACTTATAGCTCTGGCCAGAACTGGTTTGCGCCATGATGGTGTAACCGTTGTTCTCATACTCTACCGTCACCGCATCGATACCGGTTTCAATTCCCAGGTTGGTGTTCTCTTCCTGGAAGCTTTGAATCCCAAACTTCGGCTTATCCAGATAGTACATGCGGATAGCTGCTTGGTTCTGGGTAGTATCAAACACGTAGTGGAACGGCAGGTAAGCCAGACTGGTGCTTTCCATGTAGGCGATTAACGCGTTATTGGTCATTGCCGCAATATCACGACGCTGTGCAGCAGTCACAATCTGAGGGACCTGCGAAGTCACGTCAAACATGGTACCTGCCGGCACCGTAACACGCGCACCGTTATCAATGGCAACGCCGGTGTTCACCAAGCCCCGCGCCGAGATCAGGTTAGTCCCCACAAAACAGTTGACCCCAGAATAGAAGTCTTTGTTGGTTTGCAGCGGCAGTTCTTTGGTTAAGGAGAACAAGCGAGACGTAACAAAGTCGATGCTCTTCACCGCCGAGTAACCGTAATCTTCAACAGAGCCGATCAGGTTGTTTTCTGTGATAGGCAAACTACGCAGACGACGACCGTTCACCACACCGTACTTGATCTTACTGAACGAGGTTGGAATAGTACCGCCAGAGATAGGTGTGTCAAACTTCCACAACACACCACCCATATTCGTCAGGAAGTCAGAATACTGGTTCAGCTCGTTGTTGTTGTAGCGGTAGTCGCGGTAAGCCGGGATGTAGTCAGACAACTCGTTACCGGTGAAGTCCTTGTCCACGGTACCTTTAGTGGTATAAACGTACAGCGACACCGTCCCTACGCCTAAACCGTTCTCAATATAGATGTCGGGAATGGCAAAGGAGAAAGCACTGTTAGAGGTGTCCAGGTCAATGGTCATGGTCACCGAGCCGGGATCAAACACCGCCTTGTCGTACGCTACCTGGATCTCACGCTTCACACCGTCAGACTGCGTGATGTAGGCACGGATGCCATACAGGTAATCAGAGTACGCGCGTGTACCCGAACAACCCGCTGCTGTGGTCGACGGAATACTGGCATCAAAGCTACAAGCAAGTTGACGAACCGGAACTTCAATAACCAGATACTCTTTGCTATTGATCGTGCGGACCTTACGCTTCAACACGTTACTGGTGATGGCATTGAACGGGTTATTGGTGGTTGAGTCATACACCACCTGCACGCCAGTGCGTTCGTTGTAACGGATCTCGATGCCGTTTTCGATTGCAAAGGTATAACCTGCCACATCCACTTCGGTGTCTTTCGGGATCAACAGTTTCTGATAACTCAGGTTCACCCCATTAACTGTACTGGTAGCGGTAGGGGCAAAGGCCTTGAGGTTATCCATGGAGATAATCAAGTTCATACGGCTAGCGGCAGGTGTACCAAACAAACCGTAATACTCGATGTCATTCATGTTACGCGACAGGTCAGCAATCGAGGTCGCATGTGCCGGGAACACTTGACTGATCGCATCACTCAGCGAACTCAGGAAACCAAATCCCACCCCGATGGTTAAGTCAGCACAGAACACAACGGGATGTGTACCTGAGTTGATGTTGACCTTTTGATCGAACCAGGCTTTTTGAAGGCTGTCCACGACGTAGTTCAAACCACGAATCGGGTTAGCAGCCAACTTGGTGGTTGGTGTTATTTCAATGCTCATCGTTTCACCCAATATTCCAGCGTCATCTTATCCAGGTTAATATACGGATAGACGCGTTCATTGTTATTGCCATAATACTGATCGAATTCCAGCATGCGGTATTTGGTATTACGGATTTCATCACGCATGTCATTATTAAAGTATTCCGTGGTGGCATTAAACATGCGCGCCACAGTAACGTTACCATAACGGAAAGCGATCGCATCAAAGTTGATGTCGAATTCATCTTGACCTTGACCACGCAGGGAGTTAGTCGTCCGGTCAATTGCTGAAAAGGCCCCTGACGGATACGTCGTCGGCACACAGCTGGCGTTACAGAAGATCCACTCAATGTTCCGCATGTTGCGGTTCAGGATAATGTGGTAGATGCGACAGTCATAATCCTGGTAGCTTTGCTTTAATGCCTCAGGGTACGGCTCCAACCCGTGGTCACCCAACGTCACTTCATTTATATAGTTCAGCCAGGTTTCAAAGATATAAGGAAGGAACTTAGGCTGGGACATATGGAAGCTTTGACGCATGGGATAAGCGCCATTGTGCTGCAAGATCCCACTGATCCAACGATAGACTTCTTGACGGAAACCCGGTGAACTGGTGGAGACATTCAGGGAGAGATCTGGAAAGCCGTTGCTGGTTTTACAGTAGTTCGTCAGCGGTGTCATCCAGGCAGTGAGAGGATCCAGGAAAGAGACAGCCCCGCTATTTGCAGCTCCCCATTGTTTATCAAGCAACCCTCGCACATAGCTCATTACACTATTGGGGCGACTCCGATAGAACGGGAATAAGCCAGGGTATCGTGAGACGTTCTCATCTGAGAGGTTTAAAAGAGGGCGCGATACAAAAGGCAATCCTATGGCATCGTCGGCTATGGGGATGAATTGGTGTCCTGGACCAATGATTCTCAGGCCGGACAATGATTTAATTACCGGACTCTGTACTCCAGGTCCACCTTGTTCCGAAAAAGCATAATCCAGCATTGACGTTATTTGGTCTGGCGGAATTGCGGATTGCGTTTTCGACTGTTCTACATTTTGTTTTAAAATTTCGGGACGAGCTAGACCCGGTGTTTTCAATAACCCGGCCAGATCGTTTATATCAAATTTTTCACTCATAATTTAGCCATAAGAGGTTAGTATGATAGGGTCTATTATCGGCGTTAGTCGATTGCTGCTTGACACAGCAAAAATGATTTTTCCTGAGAATGGAGAAGTTGCCGCAGCTTCCAACGTAGCGGATAAGGCCGGCAATACATACAATTTGCTGACCAAGCACAGTGTTGTGCAAAGTGGCAATCGCACTTTAGTAGCACCGATTGTAGGTGTGGACAAGACGATTGTACACGCTAGCTACATGCAAGCTGTGATGCAAGTTGTTATGGCGCGCGACATGCACGCTGTCCTGGCACACATTTCTATCAAGAACGCAGAACGCATGGGCATCAAAATCGATGAGATCATCGGTGGTGTTCAACCGCGTCGTGCAGGTTTAGTTTCTCTGGCCGGCTGTGAAGCAATGAACGGCAACGGACCTGCACCTGGTAAGTTTAATAAAGGTGGCAACGATGGCTCCGAAGGAACCGAAGTGGGCAATAGCAGCGATACTGTTACTATTGGTGGCAAGTCTTATTCAGACATCACAGAGTACACTCCACTCGCAATTGGACGCGTTGTCGTCGCCACGGCACATGGCCCAAATGGCGGAAAGGTAGAACTTCCTCTGACCTTCCGTGAGATCCCAATGCCAATGAACCCAGCGCAGCTGCTGAATGTGTTCCAGGCGGCGAAATCTGAAGACGGTTTCTTTGCTCGTCTGAACATGTGGCAGGCTGGTGAAATCACAGGTCCGCAGTTCTTCTCTGGTAGCGATGTCAACAAAGAGAAGTTCAACATCAAGAACAAAGATACCACCGGTTACTTTGAAGAGATGGCGAAACGCGAGCGCATCAACAAGGCGCAGGCAATCCGTACCGGCGTTGTATCCATGAACACCATGGCGAACACCTTTATCATGAGTTCCGACACTGCCAAGCAGATCGAACTGACTATCGGTAAACGTTTCTCCAACGGTCGTAACCTGGATGCCATCTTCCGTGCTGTGGATGCTTCTCGCATCGTTATCTGCGATGAGCGTAACGGTGTGTTTGAATTCCTCACCAATGGCGACAGCCTGGTTGAAACCTTCACGCTGAAAGAACTCGAAACCAAAGCCAAGAAAGCTGATGGCGCCGATTCTCTGGAAGCACTGGCCCGTATTCTGGCAGGGAAATAATTATGTCTGATATTAGCGCATACGCCTCCAGCGTAAAAAACGTCAGCCGCAAGAACATCTTAACGCTGATCTCTACCATCGACGTGACTGCACACGATCTCATCGATCATGCTAACCGTCTGGAGAGCGCAGGCCTTACGTTAAGCAATGAGAGCGGCGCTTGGGCGGTTACCAAGTCTATCTCTGGCAACGTAGCCAAAACGGTTCCACAGTTCAACGCAGGCACGCCTACGCTGTCTATCGTGAAAACTGTCGCCGAAGTGATCACTCACCTTACCGACTACCTGAAGAAACAAGTAGCGGGTTATAAGGAAGAGCTGTGGTCAGGCGAAACCATGACTGTGCGCCAGGTCTATCTGCTGTCTACCGTTGAACAGCTGGACTTCTGGACCCGTTATGCCACCAAGCTGCTGGACGTTCTGCTGAGCATGTCTTCAGAAACCGGCTTCGTTCTGGATAAGTATCTGACCAAGAACGAACTGATGTTCCTGAACGGCTCTTCGCTGTACTTCAGCAACATCACTGCTTCTCTGCTGAAAGGCAAGACTGTGCTGATGAAAGAGATCGACGCGATCCCTGAAATCGATGCAGATGATCAGTCAAGCATGGAGATCATGCAGGGGCTGGGCGGTAAGAAGCCAGAGATGGCACGCGGTTTCGGTATTCATTATCTGAACCCGAAATACTGGTACGACAGCCTGATGCGTGAGATCGACCTCCACCGTATCCGCAATGCCCAAGAGCAGAACGAATACCTGGGGATGAAGATCAACCAGGCAATCAACCAGAAAAACGGCAGTAATGATGCTTCCCTGGATCACCGTATCGAAGTTTATCGCGAGAAGATCGTGAAGAACTCCGGCACGATTAACAAGATCGTTGAAAGTTATCAGTAACCGTTCATCTATTACTGAGGGGTCACACCCTCAGTAATAATGATTTTATGATGATTTTCGACATCCCTCCTTCTTACTGAGGTTATTGCCCTATGAGTACGTTTGTACGCGCTAAAAATGGGTTTGTTAATGGAGCAGTCACCAACGCAGACATTATGGCTGCCAAGGAAGTGGTTCGTGCGTTCTTAAACAGCACAACCCAAGACTACGCCCAGAAAACCAATCCCATCATCTATCAGGAAGTGCTGCGTGCAGCGCGTTGCTTGATCGGTGAAAACTTCCAGGACTTCTTGGAAGCGAACTACAAAAACGGTATCGGTCCGTTGGCTTCGATTGTGAACACCATCGTTCTCTATTTGAATGACAAGTGTTCTGCTCGTGCAATCATGAGCGACATTCGTTGTGCTGAAGAGATCGTCCACCACAACAACAACACCTCTGGCGCCTGGGATCGTCGTTTCATTACCAGCACCCAGAGTTCAGCTCGCTACTCCATGGCGTTGACTGACAACATCTCTAACTTCGATTATTACCGCTTGCTGCGCGGCGTAGGCATGGAAAACATGGCGCGCATCCTGCTGGCCCTGCTGGGAGAAACCCGTTATGACAACTGAGCTTGATGAGCAGATGGCGGCGATCTCTGTGGTGAAATCCCTGGAACTGATGGAAACGGTGAAAGACAGCCGTGACCTTAACAACATCACTAACCAAGTGTTGAGTTCCAGTAACCGCGTACAAGAGATCAAGACCCTGCTGGAAAATACCGAGGATCACCAGATCTCTCCGGAAGATGCGATTACGATTGATGGCGAACTCAGCGACCTCAAAGTAGTAGAGATCGACGACGGGCACATTACGTACAACGCACACCGTGTAGCAGGCGCTGAAAGCTTTGGTCGTACCATTCGCCCCAAGGACTATCGTCTGACGCGTATCGCTGCCTGTGAGAGCTTCCTGAGCGATACCCTGGAAACCGCCAAGGTGTTTACCAAACGCCTGGGACAGAACTTCCACGACGCGTATACGCTGGCTGTTGAGGATACCGAGTCTCTGATCACACGCTTCAAGATGATTGATCGTGCGTTGAAAGACATGGGTGACTTCAAAGACGGTCTGGAGCAGTTCAACCTCAGTGCACGTCTGTTCAACCTGTTAAAGGTTCAGGGACAGGTAAAGGAAGACTGGCAGAATCAGATTACTAATCTGTTCAAGACCACTTCTGCATTGACCAACAACTACTACGACTACTCAGAAAAAGAGCTGACGCAGATCATGGCGTTCTTCTCTCGCTTTGAAGGCGTAAGCTCCGACGAGGAAGCCACACAGATCCTGATGCAGGTTGGGCCTCTGCTGAACGTTCCTGCGTTCCGTGAGTGCAAGATCGATATCTCGGATAAGAATGTGCCTTGGCTGCGCCAGTTGCGTTCTGTGGAGCTTATGGGCGGTCGTTACCTGATTGATACGCGCTGGAAGGACCCAATCAAAGTCAAAGATGTGAAAACCATTGATGACTGGTTTGATTCTCGCGTGCAGGATCTGGGTGTGCGTTTCAATAAGCGCGAGTCAGCTAACTTCATCGACCAGGAACAGCTGATCAATACCTTTGGTGCGGCCACCATTCGCCACATCTGTCAGATCTCTATTCAGATTCTGGAGAACTGGCTGAAGATCTGTAACAAGGCGATCAAGCACCGTATCTCTGAGCGTGACTACGAGATCGTGGGAAGCAACCTGACCAAGATGCCGATCAATGAATCGAACAAGCATCGTGTAATGGCCATGTACTCCATGATTGTGCGCAAGAACCAGCAAGACCTGTTGGATCTCAATGCGGACTTCACGCGTTACCTGGTGATCACCCTGAACGCCATTGCCAGCCTGTGCAATGACTCTATTAACTTTGCCAAATCGGTGAGCTAATGTCTGAGCTTAGAGAGTTGTACGTTGATTGCCGTGTTCATCATGTCGACTTGCTAGACTCAATGTCTACGCTCCAGGCGGTGGTCAAGTTAAATAACCGTGCGGGTAATGAAGATTTCGCGGAATCCATGAAGTCACTGGGGTCAGGTGCGCTGTCAGTGGCGAAGTGGGCAGGTGGTCATACTCTGGATTTGCTGGACAAAGGCATTAAAACTGCGGGAGCACAGCTCACCAAAACCTTTGACAGCAACAAGTCTCTGATTGGCAAGATTCCTAATGCTATGAAAGATGATGAAAACCACGCCTTTACTTTCTCGGGTCCATTGGTCGGTGCATTGACCAGTACGGGACAGTGGAGCGATTTCGGTTCTGATCTGGATGAGTTGATCAAAACGCTGGAAGGGTTCCAGAAGCACGCGCATGACGTTAAAGATCATTTGAGTCGTGAACTGGTGGTAGCTCGCAAGTTAAAGAGTGTCAAGACCACCAACGATGTCATGAACGTTGTGCGTGAGTTCGAGGGACTTCATTATCCCGAATACAAACTTCCTCACAAGAACGGCGAGTGGATGGTTTCAGAGGTCTTACCGGGTGGCAGGGTCATCAAGTGTAAGTTCAAGGACAATGATGTAGTCTATTCTATGTCTGGAGACAAGCCAGCTGGTGAATCTCATACCCTCGAAGCATCCAAGTCTGATCTTCAGTCGGTCCTGGCAAAAGTTGCCAAGCTCAATGATCTGCATCTGCAGGTTAAAGGATCTTATGCTGATTATCTTGATTTCGTTAAAAGCTGGTCTTCTGTTGTAGAAGAAGCTAGCAAAGGTTTAAGTGAAACAACTAACGTAGGTTCTCAGATTATCTCTGAAGCCGAGTCCATCTTAAAAGGTAATGCTCACGCATTAGCATTTTATAGTGGTTTCACTCCACGCGTGGTGAGCTACGTCGATAAATACATCCAAGACGTCTTAGGTGTCTTATCGAAAGTTATTTAATTAAATAAACTTTTACTTAAGTAAAAAATCTCCAAGGAGTTTTACACATGTTTAATCCATCACTGTATGCGGGTACCGAAGATCTGGACCTGAACGAAGAAGGTTCTCAGGGTACTCTGGATCAGGTAGCAGAAACCGTTTCTGAAATTCGCGCTGAAGTTGCTGAAGCCAACGCCGAAATCCAGGAGCAGGGCGAAGTTCTGGAAGAAGTCTCTGAGCAGGTTTGTGACATCCAGGAAGCGACTGAAGAAGTTCAGGACCTGGTTGAAGGTATGGAGTCAATGCTGGCTTCTGGTAACTTCGACGGCCGTGCGTTCGCTTCTCTGTACAACCAAGCGTTCAAAATCACCGACAAACGTCTGGGCGGCGCTCCGGAAACTGCTGCTCCGCGTATGGGCGCAGAAGATCTGTACGACGTCTCTACCGCTTCTTCTCTGGCGCGTGACGGTATGGAAGGCTTCATGGATAAAGTGAAAGGCGCTGGTGCTGCTGTTATCGCTTTCATCAAGAAGATCTTCAACACCGTTGTGAACTTCTTCATCGGCCTGTTCAACAAGAACAAAGCCATGAAACGTCGCATCGAAGGTCTGAACGCTGATCTGAGCAAAGACGGCCTGAAGCTGAAAGAGAAAGTCAAACTGGGCGGCTGGAACGGCTACATCGATTACGAAGCCAAAGGTCTGAACGGTAAAGTTGTTGAGCTGGCAGAAGTGTCTGCACCACTGGGCGCATACGCCAACCTGCTGGACGGTGAAATCACCCTGGCTGAATTCGGTACCGCGTACAAAGCGCTGGTTTCTGGTCTGAAATCTAAAATTGCTGGCGCTGGCGCAAGCAAAGAAGAGAAAGGCCAACTGGTTGCACAGATCGCTGGCATCCGCGTTGTTCTGCACACTGGCGAAGGCGAAGCGTCTGACCTGAAGAAAGCTGGCGCCCTGGCTCGCGCTCTGAGCATGAAGACTGTTAAAGCTGATAACTTCAGCAAACTGACTTCTGGCGAAGTAGCTCCGAAAGTCACCAGCGCTGCTGCTCTGAAATCTCAGCTGAACATCGTTAGCAATGCTATCGGTAAACTGGAAAGCGGTAAAATCGACCAGAAATTCGCTGCTGCTAAGCGTGACAAACTGATCGGCTACATCAATGCTTCTGCAAGCAAAGATGACAAAGAAACTGGTGACAAAGTTGCGCTGGTTAAAGCTGTTGCTGCATCTTCTGCTGCGCTGACTCGTTCTGCGACTTCTCTGGCGTCTAACGTCCTGGAAGCTCTGATCGACGGCGTTGCTGCGCACATCTAAGCTGTGCCATCTGCGCAGGTCCCATTGACTGCGCTTTGAAAAAAGATACTAACCCGGGGCAACCCGGGTTAGTATTGACTTCGAGGTTTTTTATTTATGACTTCTATTTTTAAAGACTTTGATAAAGGTACTCAAAGCCAAGCGATTACACGTTATGTGAACACGCCAACGGTGGAGTTACTCTATCAAACCGACAAGAAGGCCGTAGATGCTTTCCTGGACGGTGACAATAAGGCGGTCAAGGACAAAGCCGACGAGATCGAAAAGAAGCCCGAGGAAGAGCGTACAGGCACAGAACAACTGTATCTGCGTGTTGCCTCTATCATTCCTAATGCTCCCGCAGAAGTAAACGGCAGCGAAGGCCTTTTCGGCACGGTATGGTCATTGATCAAACGTTTCCTCAGCATGATTGGTAACTTCTTTAAATGGCTGGCGGAAACCTTCTTTGGTTTTGGTAAACGTTCTAAGACAGACTTCAACAAGCTACAGGGTAAGGTAAAGGCCGG